TATTGCTTGAATCTGCTGTTCATATTGGTCACGGGGCGGAACTTTCTCTTTTAAATAGACTTGAGCATAATGAATCATGCGGTCAATTGTTTCCTTGGATATATCCGTTGCTCCCGCGCGTTCACTGATTACTTTTATAATTTGATAGAGTTTGGTTTCATCTTCGGTGGCATACTGGAGCTCCTTGCGACTCACAATTTCTGTTAAATCAAGGGCCTTCCTCGTATCATCCACGATGACAGCACGTCCTGAAATAGGGCGGCCGTCATCGTCAAATTCTATATGCGTGTCATATTCAATTTCTTGAATGGGAATACCACAATTCTTGCAGGTATAATGTCCTTCAAAAACAGGTCCACCGTATTCAATTAATAATTTCTTATGGAGAGATAATGCACGACCGGGGTGAAGAACCTCATTGAGGGTCATGATTTCGTGAACGCACACTAATTCCTTCTTACATTCTTGGCACATAATCCAATTTCCTTCACGAGGACCTTGAAACTTAGAAAGGAATTCCTTGAATAACTCAATATAGATGGAATGATCGCGACCGCGATTCATAGAACGACGTACTGCTACAAGAAACCGAACATGTTCACATGAGTTAATTTGTGGTTTAGAACCGGCGCGTTTAGCTTCATCTGCGGCTATAGTATTGCGATTTTGCTCGGAGCGAATAATGTCTTCCAACTTTGATTTTAGGAACTGCGGGTCAAAAACAGGTTCGCGGCCTTCAAGTTGTGTTAGAATTGTAGCATATTGAATAAAGGCTTCACTACCGAATCCCTTCTCAAATTCAGCCATAATAACCTGTGGATTATTTCGCAAGGTTGTTTCTTTATCATTCAGATTCTTAATTAAAATATTTAAGAAAACGTCTTCAAGGATACGCTTATTGAGTGTATTCGGGTGCTCAATGATAGGCTTATAGGATTCACCTTCCATTACACTTTCCGCTAATTTCTTGGTAATACGTTGTCTTGATGCGCCACTTGCTTGAATCCACAGTTTCATATTTCGGTCAATAAACTTCCATATTTCATCTTGAAGTGTCTTAGGATAGTCGCTGCGGCTTGGAACAAATGCGTCAAGAGCAACGGCCAAAAGAGGAGAAGCAGGGGAGAATCCATGAATCGGTGAAATTGTACGATAAAGATTATTACGAATCCAGATTTCCCAAAACTCTGGTGTGGCAGCAGCTACTTGTTCCTTCGTAAGCATTAATGAATGTGTCTGCGCATTCGCATCTATCACAGCAATAGGTTCAAGGTCAGATAATTTCTTAACTTTATAATCCCGCTGATAGTCCGCAATCTGAATTCGTGTCATAATAGAAGGAATATTTACAAGTGTACGCGCATGAAGAATTGACGGTGTATCTAGAATGACATATCCTGTTGTAATAACTTGGTCCGCAGGTTGTGATACAGTTCCAGCAGAGACTAATTTATGAGCGGATGCTCGGATTGCGGGGAGAAATCGGGATGTTTGAACCTTTAATGGTGTTAAAAATTCACTTGTAAGAGGTACAATTGATTTTCCGAAGGAATGTGCGAAAGAACTTGCATATCCACTAGGAAGTCCTTTCTCAAAACCAGACCTTACTGTACCGGGTTCAGGTGCGATATATCCTTCTTGTTCATATGTAATAATATCTCTTGTGGTTCCTTCAGTAACCAAAGAACCAGGTGTTGTACGCGCTAATTGAAAGACTGTGTCTAAATAACTGTAGAACGCAATTCCATTGGTGGCCATTTCGCCATTTTCGTATAATTCAAGACGTTTATAATCTTCATATTCAATGTCCATGATGTATTTAAAAAGTAAGTTTTGAGAAGGGCTCATTTCACGCTTATCCAAATAGAGAGTTCTCTTAACATCATAAATAGGAACACACGCTGGAATATATGAGGTAGATACCTCATTTGTTACATCTCCTAGCGTTTCAAATGTTGACTTTTGAATTCCTATGGGGCGATTGGCTATATTTAATTTAACAGTTGACTGTTTGAGTGCTAGTAAGTATTCGGTGTGTTGGCTGACTTCACGAAGGGCTTTTACATTTTTTTGCTTGTCGGGGGTCAAATCCATTATGAAATCATTATACATATCTTGACGCTGAATCGCATCGGGGTAGAAACGTTCCGCAGACGGAATTTCTTCAATAACTGCTGTTGGCATGATTTCACGAAGTAGTTGTTCAATACTCTCAAATTGAAAGACTTCTGTTTTTTCTTCTTGTTGCTGGACCATCATCTGCTCATCGGAGGCTTCTTCACTAGAACCTTCCGGTGTAGTGGGAACAATAATTGCGATTCCTGTTGATGGATCGGGTCCCATACAACCAAAATCCAAACGAACGCCGCTTGTTAGAATCAGGGCATCCTCCGAATCAGTCGCGATTAATTCACTGATAATACCACTTGTCTCCTTTGTTTCAGGGTTTATTACAGCAGGTGTACCATCTAATCCGAAGAACTCAACTGTTTCACCAGGTTGCGCGCCAATCATAGCTGAAAAATGATAATATTCTGATTTCTTGTGAATGTCTACGAGATAAATTTGGTATTCTTCCTTAAATTCACCGTTTGTATCCAGCAAATATTCTTTACCTGTTGTGCGGCTTTGACTGTCTTTAATTCGGATTCGTTCAGTATTACAAAAGATGACATTGCCTGTAAACGGAGGGTCTTCACTCGTATAGATTGAGACCAAATCTCCTAATTCTATAGTGGTTGCAAGGTTGTCAGACTCCATCTGTCCTATGATAGGCATGGGTTCTTTTCTGTGTCGGCTTCTCCGCATCTCTAAGAGATGCGATGGATGCTCATCTAAGTCAGAGCGTACCGCATCTCATTAGGCGAAAAAAATTTGAATGCCTTTGCAGCCGGACTAAGTGGGGCACACGTGTTGAGTATAGTAATAAAAATGTTTTCCGATTTTAGTAATTTCTTCAATGATATCGCAATCAAGTTCAGTGCTGAGGGCGCTGAGGCGCTCTTTACTCATCTAGAGTCACTGGAAGGAGGTTCTCTTAAGGTTGTTCGCAGTAAGGAGCACGCACATCTAGCTATTATCCGTTACGTAAAGGGCGTTTCGGATATGAAGCATACAAATACCCATTATTTCCGATCTGTTGTGTGGAATACAGAGACAAATAGGCCGGTTTCCTTTAGTCCTTTCCGCTCAGTTCCATTTGAGGCCAGCACATTTGTCTCTAAGGAGGGTCTCATTGTGGAGGACTTTTGGGATGGAACAATGATTAACCTCTTCTATGATACAAAGATCTCACAGTGGATCATTTCTACCCGCTCAAATATTGGTGGAAACTGCCGTTTCTATGGACCGCAGACATTCTATCATCTATTCTGGGACACCTTTGCTAGTATTAATCTGACAGTTGCGATGCTTGACCCGAATCTTTCCTATTCATGGGTTCTCCAGCATCCTAGCAACCGGATTGTCGTCCCTATTCCAGTCGCAAATCTCAAGCTCATTCAGGTTGTTAGGGTGGGTCCGACTCCCGCAGATTTGGATTTCAATCTTCCACTCTCCGAGTATCCGATGCTTATGAATATGGTCAGTCGCCGCATTCCGCTTGCTGATACTGCTGTAACAATTCCAACTATGGAGAATATGATTGCCGTTAACAATACGGCGTATTGTCAGGGTTATGTGATTAAGGATACGACGACAGGTCAGCGTTGGAAGATTCGCACGCCCACATACAAGATGCTCCATGAGTTGCGTGGAAACACGCCGCGGCTGGACTTCAAGTGGCTGGAGCTTCGGCAGAAGGGCAGTCTCAATGCTTACATGCATCATTTCCCCGAGGATAAGGAGGCATTTGATGCTCTATGGACACGACTCAAGACACAGACACGAACTCTCTATCAGACCTACTGCGATGTATTTAAGGCGCGTAGTCTTCCTAGCAGGGATGCGCCCAAGTATCTGCGTCGTCTGCTCTACGACATGCAGGATCACTATCTCAATCGTCTGCGACCGGCTCAACTTACGCTAACTTGGGCTGAGTGTACGGCTTGGGTCAATTCTCAGGACATTCCCCGTCAGCTGTTCCTTGCGAACTATCAGTGGCTCCAGCAGACTAAGTCAGCTGCTTCCGCGTATCCATATGAGCCAACGGATGAGAACTTGGTATCTCCTGTGCCTCCTTCCACTTCTGCTGAGGCTGTTGCTCCTGTTGCGTCACCTGAGGTTATCGCCGTTTAAATACTTCTTCCCACAAAGCAATGTGTGGAATCTGGTGTCTCTTTGGTTCAACCTCATGTGATTTCGCAGAAGAATGTGTTAAAAAACTACTGCCAAGAGGCCCGGAATACATGTCAGTTGTAGATATTGACCAATGTATTTTTGGTTTTACACGCCTGGCAATTAATGGTCTAACTGCTGCTGGAAACCAACCTATGAAATCACCGGGGGGCGAATGGCGTGTAATCTGCAATGGTGAAATTTTTAACTATAGGGAACTGGCTGCTAGATTCGGGATTCCAGCAGACTATCTCGGCTCAGATTGCTATGTGATTCCTTTTCTCCTAGAACGCTTTTCGTGCCGTGATGTCTGCCGTCTCTTAGATGGTGTTTTTGCGTTTGTGGCATATCATATTCCCTCTGAGACGCTTCATGTTGGACGTGATTCATTTGGTGTTCGTCCTCTTTTTGTTGGTCGCTTAGCAGGCGGTGCCTACTGTTTTTCATCAGAAGTGAAGGGACTGCCTTTAACCCAAAGTAAGGATATAAGTATTTTCCCACCCTCTTCCTATGGTGTTTTTAAGGCAGGATATGAACCGATTGTAAAGCCTTGGACTGCTCTCACGTGGCATAAGCAGCAGTTTCTTGCGGATACAGATGAATGTGCTGGAGATTTACAGGTATGGATTCGGCTGTACTTAGTGACTGCTGTGGAGAAGCGGATGCTTTCGGATAGACCAGTGGGTGCTCTTCTCTCGGGTGGACTTGATAGCAGTTTAATTGCGGCTTTAGCAGCGAAGATTCTTACTGAAGCGGGGCAACAACTACATACCTTTTCAATTGGTCTTGGCACTGAGACCCCAGACTTAGTTGCTGCGAGGAAAGTGGCGGCTCATATTGGCTCAGTTCATCATGAAATTGTCTTAACTTCCGCAGAGTTTCTAGCAGCAGTTGAACCTACGATTCGTGCTGTAGAAACCTATGATATCACGAGTGTGCGCGCTTCAACGGCAAACTGGTTAGTTGGAAAGTGGATTAAGGAGAATACGGACATTAAGGTTATATTAAATGGAGATGGCAGTGATGAACTCTTTGGCGGATATCTCTATTTTAATCGTGCTCCTAATGAACAGGCATTTGAGAATGAGATTGAGCGGCTTTTAGGCGAAATTCACTGCTATGATGTTTTGCGTTCCGAGCGTTCTATGGCGGCGCATGGACTTGAATCACGAACACCCTTCTTGGACCGGCAACTCGTAGATTATGTTCGGCGGCTACCCACTAGCATGTTTATGCCTTCTATTAGTGGAAGACCCGAAAAGTGGATGCTTCGCAAAGCCTTTGAAGGTACTGGTTTGCTACCTGATGAGATTCTGTGGCGACGAAAGGAGGCATTCAGTGATGGAGTTTCTAGCAAAGAAAATTCATGGTTTCAAATGCTGCAGGCGGCTGCTTCCCAGTTTGCTGGAAAAGAGCAGGAATACAAGCATAATCCTCCCAAGACAGATGAGGCCCGCTGGTATCGGTCTGTTTTTGAGAAAGCATATGGTTCAGCTGCTGCGATCCTAATTCCCCATATGTGGATGCCGCAATGGTCGCCTGAAACAACTGATCCTTCTGCTCGGACGCTCGGTTTATATGAGGCAAATAAGTAAACAAATAGTCTGGGTAATCAACAGGAGATGGCTGTGCCAGATTTATTTAAAATTGTTGCTCGTGGTCTTCAAGATGAAAGACTTCAGCCCGGTCTGAAAGGAACCCCTTCAATTGACCGATATGTAAATGTCTATAAATCCACAACGCGCTGGGCGGCTCAATTTGTTCGTGTTGATTTTGATAATTTACCCGATTTCGGAGTTCAAGCATCTGTTACCATTCCGCGCCGAGCAAATTTCATTCATCGGCTTTTTCTCGTGGTAACACTACCCGACATTTATTCAGTACAGAATCGGGCTGCTATAGCGGCGGGTGATGCTTCCATTTTAACACGTAATAAATTTCTCGGACCAACATTCGGCTGGACGAATAGTGTAGGCCATGCTATTATACAGAGTATAACGCTGGAAATCGGTGGTGTTGCTGTGGCAACATTGGATGGACGACTGCTGGAAGTATTGGATGAACTCTATGAACCACCTGAAAAACTAGCAGTGAAAAGTCAACTAATTGGACGTGTTGAGAATTATAATGCATTTTCTCTTTTAGCTTTGGAGCCACTAACAGTTCGTGTACCGCTACCTTTTTGGTTTACACAGAATTTAGCACAGAGTTTGCCAATTGAAGCTCTTTCAGTGGATACAGTTCGTTGTCAAGTTAAATTTGCGGGTGTTGAAAATCTCTATTATACTACGGCTCGGATGAATGAACTTAACACGGATTATGTGGAAAAGGCATGTAATCCACCCGGATTTATGCCCGCTTTGCAAGGAGCAACCTTTTATCAACAGGATGATACATCCCCTACAAAAATATATGGTGCCAGTGAACTTACTCCTTTCTATGGTGTAAATGGACGAAGTATACCCGGTATAGCAGTTCCCGATAAACTCCATTTTCAAGACGCATACTTGCTAGTGGAATATATCTCAGTGGATGACTATGAAGCTGTTAATTTACGAAAGGCAGATTTAGAATATAAAGTTCCACTTTATAATTCATTAGGTGTACAAAATACAGAAGGACAGCCTTATATTCGCACGGTGATTCCTTTCAATAATCCTACACAGGATATTATTTGGACATTTCACAATCCGGAAGCGGATCGCTTTAATAATCCTTTCTTAGCAACGCGTGATTTATCGGGCACAGATACGTCTTTTTTTGCGCCATGGAATACAACTACCGACCGTTTTCAGTATTCATATTCGGAGCCACTAGCAGAAGTTGCCCTGTATTATAACGGAACACAACGCTTCCGGCACACGTCTCCTTCACTATTTAGAACATTGCTTCCTGTCTTACATTATCGTAAAGCACCGCGTTTCTGGCGATTTATATACGTCTATCCATTCAGTCATGGTCCAGGCTGTTGGGATGATAAGGAATTAGGAAATCCATATCAGCCAAAGGGTTTAGCGAATTTTGATAAATTATCGCGGAAGGAAATTACCTTTACAATGCAGACTGACCGATTTGGAAGATATCCACCTCTCCAACTTTATTTATGGACAACTACTTGGAATGTCTTGCGAATATACGGAGGTCGGGCGGCTATGTTGTTTGCGATTTAGTCGTAACTTTAAGAGTAATAGTAACATCTTTGCTGGATTCACGGGGAAAATGAACAGATGCTGTGCGGCCAAGAGCAGGGATTTCTATTTCGCCCTTGAAAGTTTCGCCTGTTTTAATATATTTATCAATTTCTTCCTTGAGTTCTAGCATGCCCTCATATGTATGCGGGATACCAAGATCTACAGTAAGCTTACGCCAGAGTGTTACACATTCCTTGACGCGAGCTCCTTGTGTTTTTTCCATTCTATACTATACTTGCTGGAATGTTTAAGATGTACATTGTGTCGCACATGGAACTTGTGCGTTTTTGCCTTCTAAATATAAAAGTTTTGCTTCATAGCTTGTGAAATTGACTGTACACGCAGTGCCGGAGGCGGGGGCTTTTTCCGCGCATGTTCCGCAGTTTGCGTTGGCTTGTGTGATTTTATTGGCGGCTGCCTGAAAACTGTAAAATGTCTTTGCCCTTCTAGCACGAATTGTATCAGATGCGTCTCCCATTCTGCTTTTAGTTTAGAAAAATCATTTGAATTCCTAATAGGGTTTCAAATTATTTATGTTGCTAGAAAATCTAGTGGTTGTAGCGACGGTTCTTGCGCGTGTAAGCGGCTGCGGCTGCGGCACCCGGGTACTTGATTGCTGATGACTTGTACGCGTTGAGTCCTCTGTTGGCAGCCGCAACATTTGAGCTCTTCTTACGGCTAAAAAAGCCAGCGGCCTTTGAGCCAAAGCCCTTAACGCGATTCCACAGAGACGGCTTCTTTGTCTGGTTACCCGCACCGATGGGATTATTCATCAGCTGTACATTATTACGAGCCACCGCGTTTTTGCGGGTGCGATTAGCATTTGTGAAATTCTTGCCACGTCCGAACATAGAAGCAACGCGGCTTGCACCACGGGAGAAGAACTGTCCTACATTGTAGCCCAACTTCGCAGTGCGGGAACGAGCATCGCGGCCGAGTTCCTTGAGCTTGGCACCGACCGCACTGGCCGGAGCATCCTTGAGTTGGTCGCGCATCTTCTGCGGCAGAGAGAGCATGTCATCAAAGTTCTTGCGGATCTGCTTGAACTTCTCAACATTCGCCTTGGCAACAGTTGCCTCATCGCCCTCCGCCATACCCTCGTAGGCTTTCTGGATGGAGTCTAAGAGCAAGTTTAGTTCAGCCATCAAGTTCGCATTCGCAGACTTGCTATTGTTACCCTTGTAGCCCTCAAAGTCAATCTCATCAATCAAGTTGTCATACTCGGGGTCAACCGTAACCTGCTTGATATCCGCTGAAAGATTCGCTAGGGTGCTCTTGATGTTTGCGATCTGTGAATCAAGACTTGCCAAGATCTGCTGCTTGACTGACTCCGCCGTGCGCGTCTTGTCATTGATCTGCTTCTGTAAGAACTCCTGCTCCGCGATTGTGTTTGTCACGACACGCTTAGCAATGTCAGTTGCCATCTTGAGCTTGCGGCCAATTTCCTTGACCGCAGGCTGGTTGCCACCCAAGAACCAGTCCTCAAGGCTGATGAGGCCACCTGTAAGACCATCTAGCTTGATATTGAGGTTGAAACCGTGATCATAGAGCCAGGCCGCTAAGATGAGCGGGGACAGTAAGGCTAATCCGATGTACTTGCCACCCTTTTTAAGAGCAGCCACGATTTGTTCCCTAGTAAGCGTCGGTAGAGCCGCAAGGAACTTGCCAAGCATGCCCAAGATATCAGTCTCCGGTAGCTTGAAGTGACCGAAGTTCGGCAACTTGAGCCATGATAGGTCAATCTTAGGGCCTGAGAAACGCGGCATGCTGAACTTAGGCATTCCGGGCATTCCGGGCATACTGAGACCCATTGAGGGAAGAGCCAAAAATTTAGAGCCATCCTTCTTCGTTAGATTCACACCAATCTTTCCACCACGAGGTATGGCTTTTACATCACTAAAGACTACATCAACAATTAGGTCAGCGTCATTGAGGTCGCCTAAACTAGGGCCTGAAGGAGCAAAGGGTGTGTTTGTGCCAGCCGTCGCATTCTTCATCGCCTGTACACGAGCAGCAACCGCCTCCTGTGTGTTGTTACCCTTATTGGCAAAATTGGCCTCAGAAGGAGCCGGGGCCGGTCCCTGTAGATTGGTGTTGAGGGCGATGCCACCTGTGTTGATATTAGACGCCTTGCCGCCTGTGCCGTAGCCAGGGAGAAGAGCGTTAGATGAGGGCTCAAAGTTGCTTACCGCTGCCGCATTAGATGCCTTGAACCCACCGCTATAGTTTGTGTTGGCAGCAGCCATCATGGTATTACCAGTACGAGCCGCATTGAGTTCAGCGTTGGTGAGCGCGTAGCCGGGATTATTCGCACGCGCCTTAGCAAGACGAGCAGCGGCCGCCGCCTGCGTATTTCCACCCGCATTAGCAAAGTTGCTGTTTGACGAAGCAAAAGCAGAAGGACCCTGTAGATTTGTGTTGAGCGCAATACCACCTGTATTAATATTTGATGCCTTGCCGCCTGTGCCGTATGCTGACAATGTAGCATTAGAAGAGGGCTCAAAGTTTTGGGAGTATTTGGCTCCAAACCCGCTGTTCTGAACCGTAGTACCAGGAGGGAGCGAAGCATTCGCGGGCTTATTCGCGGGCTTATTCGCGGGCTTATTCGCGGGCTTAGAAGCCCCCTTTACAGGAAGTCCCCCAAGTAACGCATTCAGATTATCATTTGCCATTCCTTTCTGTTTATTGCCAAGATTTTCCGCAGCCACAAATTCTCTTCTAAAAAATCCAGAAGGAGGTGTTTCATTGGGTCCGTTTCTGCGAGTTTTAGATTTATTGCTATTTAACTCATAGGGTATTCCAGCATACGCAGGATTCTTACCCTTGTTTCTTGCCTTTTGTAAAAGAGCAGCACGCTTTGCATTCCGTTGAGTTAGAGGCCGCGCATTTGCTGCGTTGAGTTCCGCTAAAGCATTTCCAGCAAAGTTGCCTAACTTAAATTTAGGAGCATGCTTAGGAGGCATTTCTACCTGTTGGCTATGTTTTATAGCCGCTAGATATCGTAGACCCCGTCCTCGTGTTCCACGACCAATGCCTTTTTTCACTTGTTCACGAAGATCATCGGGAAACTGCGCACTGTTATTTGTTTTATTTGAGTTGTATCCATCGGCCATCCTTACTTTTGCGTGATAGATTCATATTCCGCCGATACATTGGCTGTGTATGAACGCTGTGCTGAAGTTGTATACATACGGTCTAAAGCCGGAGAATCGTGTGCTGAGTTCCTTTGACTAGCCAATGATGTTGTCATAGATGTCATTCGGGAGAGAAGATGGTCTTGCTCTCCCTTTCGCTTCAGACCATCAAGAAGGTCCAGGATAAGTGAACGCAAACACATTACTTCGGGCAAAGTTACAATTTCTGTATCGGATTCAAGAGACTGTAGATGCTTTTCTAGCAGTGTAATTGCTTGACCCGTTTGGTTGGAGGCCAGGAGATTTGTGGCACTAGCAATACAATCCCGAGTTTGTAGACGAGCATATTCAGCATCTGCTAGAGAATTAACCTGTGCCGCAGAAGTGAAAGTCATAAAGTGCTGTTTACCTTGACCTCTAACTACACACTGTACACTCAGATAGGGCGCAACGATAAGTTCAGATGTATTCTTTTTGAAGACATATCGTTGAGTTGTTCCTCCGGAAAGAAAGTTGATATGAATACCACGCTTATCTTTTGGTGTAGAGCGTTCAAGCCATTCATATTCATTCGGTAAATCTAGAACAATATCTTCAACATAACGATTTCGCAGAATACCTAGGATAGAACCAAAGGTCTGCGGCAAATCCTCAGACTTGTCGCTATAGAAATAATTACCCTGCGTGTTCAAAGCGATATCACGCAGCATAATTTGATTGTGGTCATTGCCAAATCCCAGTGTGAAGATGGCAGTACTGTGTAGACGAGTATTTGTTTCAAGTGGAAGAATGATTGACTTCGCAGATAACGCACCCGCATTAACATTTCCATCCGTCAGAAGAATAATTGCATGAGGGCTCTGCTGGCATATACGAGAAAGCAAATTAAATGCGGATTCCATATTTGTATTTCCATTCGCAACAAGACCATCAATAAGATTACTCCAGTATTGCTCGTTCCTTCCAATTACTGTATACGAGCAAAGTACAGTTGCTGAAGATGAATATGTGATAATTGTAAGACAGTCATTTGATGAAAGGCAACGCACGAATGCCTTCAAACTATTCTGAAGAGCGGTCAAACGTTCCCCTTCCATGCTACTACTTACATCTAGCAATAGCGCAATATGTACAGTGTCACTAATTTCAATGTTAGAGGCCTTAATCTCAGCGGCATAAATTCCAATATTCTTTTTGGATTCGTATATTCTGACATCCATGTTTCCTACATAGTTTGCTGTGAAAATTAAATGTTCAATTTTACGCATAGCAAAGTAGTCCGAAAATAAGACAATTTTTTAGCGCCCCATTAATGTTGTCCAATACATGTCCTCCAACGCAGAATCATTTATCTCCGCATAATCACGAACAGACATTTCATTTCCAGCTGGCTTTCTTACATGAAAGACATTTCTATCTGTCAGAAGTTGTAATAAAATCTGGTTCTTGCGAACAGTCGGTTCAGAGTGTTGACGTTTCCAGCATCCCTCATTCTGCGACCAGACAAGTTGAGCCTTCGCAAATCCCGCCGCTGTTGCTCCTGTAACACCCTCCTTGACAATACCGCGAACTATATTTCCATCTTTCAAAATACATCCAATCTTAACATCTGCTAGTGGAATCCATCCCTTTGCGGTCGCAACTTCATAAGTTGGATCAATTCCTAGATTATAATCTGTTTCCCATTGTGTTGTACTGGCATATCCATTAAGTTGTGTTTCCACTTCTGCTTGAACGATTCCAGCAATTTCATCACTTTCCTCAAAGTCCGCAACTAGTAAATGACTTACCCAGAAAGTGTGTCGGGATGTGTTCAAGCAGTAAATCCGGTCATGTGACGAGGCGGGCCGGGCTTTTGGGTGTTTTCCAGCAGGAATCCAATTTCCGCCATCACGAATAAAATGATTTGCGCTTACAATGACCCCTTCAATTTCAACCATTTTAGTCTGCGAACCGTCAAATACAAAGGTGCTTTCAACAATATTTGGAGCACCAATTTGAGCAAGACGGTCGCCAACTGCTAGAGCCTCAATTGCTTTATATGTTCCATCTTCGCAGAGAACAGGTGTTCCTGCTGGGAAGCAAAATGTATTTAGGAAAGTTCCCACAGTGCCTTTCGCAAATGTTGAACCCGCAGCCAGAGCAGTTATACCTGAATACATAATTGCGTAGAAGAGTGCTGTAATACGTCCCATTAGATTTTCTAGATTCTTAAATTTGCCTTTTAGTGTCTGCATAATCATTTGAATACGTTTATTGAATGAACGAACTACGCTAGATATTCCATCTGTTAGACCGGATAATGTTGTACGAACACTCATTAAACCACTTCCCGCAGAAGCCATTGCGGAGTTCAAAGAACTAGCGGCTTCATAGACTGGTGCTAGAACACCAGGGGCTTCCTTTAAGAATACATTCTTAAGACAGAATTCAATATTCTCTTGGGCATTATATCCATAAATACCAGCAATAGGCATAATATGAGGCTGGCATCTATATTTCGGCCAATTTTGAGCGACCTCTTTTGATGTGCCAAGGCCTAAAATAAGTACAATTCCAATTGAAAAAACAGCTATTAAAATACCTGGTTTTATAAATGGATTTTCTTTTTCTCCTGTGTCCATCCCCTGCTTTAGCAATATAAACTCCTATCTATTTGATAAACGCTTACTTACGGCTACGGCTTCCATGTCTATTTCTTTGCCGTCTGTGGCTTCTATGATTACGATTTCTACGCATACGAGCACGGGTACGAGAGTCTTTTAGAACACGAATGCGCGCGCCTTTTTGTATTTGCTCAGCTGAATTAACTTCTGATATAGTTTCCAGGGCAGCAGGCGTTACTGAAGAAGCAGCAGTGGGAGCAGCAAGTTGAGTTAAACCAGTCCCCGCTCCTGTATTTGTAACAGTTGCTGTAGCAGTAGGAGTAGGTGTAGCAGTAGGAGCAGCCACAGGCTTACTAACTTTGGACCCCATTCTAAAGATACTACAGAAAAGAAACGGTTGAATAGCCCATAAATAATGACCAAATATGACAGGGATGGATGCGAAAGTCGCAGGCGTTAATGTTATTTTACTTGTAGGTTTAGCCGCCGCATTCAGTTACGGTCAACGAGCAGAAATTATGGCAAACTGGGCTCTTCGCCGATGTGACCCCGGTGTAGTTGCTTCAGCATATTTATATAAACCGGATAGTGACACACGAACGATAGCTGATTTTACTAAAGACAATTTCCAATTTTGCCAAGGAAAATTAGCAAAAGATGTAATTGACACTGTTTCATATCCAGTTAAGGTTATCCAAGAAAAACAAAAAGATATTGTCGGTGGAATTATGTCAGGCATAGGTGCTCTGGGTGAATTAGGAAACAAACTAGCCAGTTTTTTCAATCAAATTATGGAATCTGTTAAACGACGTTTTGCGGCCACATATGTTCAAATTCAAGGGTCTTTCGCACATCTTTTGAATATTATGGGAAAAATTATGGCATCTATTACTGCTATGGCAATGGCCTTAATCGGAGTACTTGTATCATTAACAACTCTAATCCAATTCGCACTCTATATTCTTTCTGTTATAATTGGTATTTTAATTGCTCTCATGGTTATCTTTGCTGCTTTTCTTTCACCTGTTTCATGGCTCGTTTTTGCTGGAATCGCTGTTGTTGGTATTCTAGCAGGTGTAATTGTTGGTGTATTAACACAAGCCGCATTCTGTATAGCAGGTGATATACCCGTGATACTAGTAAATGGGTCTACTAAACCTGTCTCCGAAATCAAAGTGGGTGATATACTGGCAGATAAGTCATATGTTACTGCGACTATGAAATTTGTAGTCCCTTTTTCAAATTATGAACCTCTGGTCTCAATTCATGGAGTAACAATGAGTCCCACGCATATGCTTGAGATGCCCGATTATAAACCTATCGCTGCGAAAGATCACCCGGAAGCAATTCCAGCCGGTACTCTAAGAGAACTCTATAATCTTAATACAACAAGCAGACGTATTCCCGTAATGAGTACTGCTGGAGTTTTAACACTGCTAGATTATGAGGAAATTGCGGAAGATGATGATGAAGGAATTGCCGCTTGGAAAAAACATGTATTTGAATTCCTAAATCCGGGTATGCCTTTTCAAAACGAAAACCCTGAGAATATTGAAGCTGGAATTGAGGGCCATCTTACAGTCAATCTAAAGGACGGTCGTCGTATTCCCTTGGGTGCGATTTTGTGCGGCGATACGATTGAATGTTTCGGCGGCTTTACAACTGTCTGCGGTGTTGTGGAGATGGTAGTGGACGATGACGCAATGTTATATAATGGCATGACTGCTGGAGTATGGGTTCATAATGGAGTTCAATGGGGCTCAGCAGAAAAAGTCCCTTGTAAATTAGCCACACCAATTAATTTAGGACAAAAGTTATATAATTTATTTACTGAATCGGGGAATTTTATTGTAGATGGATATCTAGTGCGGGATTTCTCAGAAGTTGGTCTGGCAGATTTATCTAAAACATATTCATTAGTTCAAAAAAATTTTAGTAAGGAATGATAGAGATGAAGCTAAATTTTGTATGGCTGATGACAATGCTTGGATTATTATTTTTTGCTAATGTTCTCATGGCCCTCGGTTATGTAAATCAGCAGGCATCTATGGAGGAGACATTCATTGAAAATTTCGTAAATCCCCCTCTATCCCCTGCGGCGTCTCTTGCGTCCGGCAATTATGTTGCGATTGGAACCTATGATAATTTAGTAAAGAAACCCGAGCATGGATTATCTGAGTGGCGTGGACCTGCTCCCAATGAACCTCTGACTGGCCCTGAGGTTGTTATTGACGATGATCACCTTTACATGTTTGCTAATAACCAAAGTAAGCCGGAATGCTGCCCGTCTTCATACACATCATCAACTGGATGTGTATGCACAACACCGGGTCAGCGCGACTTGCTAGGAAAGCGTGGTGGAAACAACACTATCGGTGCGGGTGAATAAGAAGATTTTTAAAACACAACTAATTTCCAGCAGTAAAACTGTTTGAAATTATATATTTTGATGGGGAGATTATACAGCCGATGCCCATTGCTGTTCATTTGAATCGGGAGCCACAAAAAAGGGTTCTTTTTCACCCTTCTTGACTTTTGGCGCGGGAGCATCGGGCTCTTCTAAGAAGACAGTTTGAACCGGTCCCAAGAAGCCATTATCTCCGCAAACGCGATAATGAATATGAGCCTCTAGACGTCCTTTCACGGGTACTGTATAATGCTGCGGCTTACGGACTTTAAGGGTCGCAGTATTATCATCGCCAACAACGGTCACACCCGCATTGTGAAAGCCCAGATATGCTTTCCTCCAGTCATTAATTTTTTCAAGATGTTCAGTATCAGGCTCGGCCGCCCAGAATAACACTTTACGACCTGCTCCCTGTATGACAACGCTTTTTGTATAATTCGCAGATTCCGGTGTCTGTTCTTTTAAGAGAGAGCACGGCATTACTGTTTCACCTAAAAAAGGAAGATATGTGGAGCGCTGAAACCCAAGATAAAGAGCACACACCGTAACTAGCAGACTTAATAAAATCTTGCCCGCTGTGGATTGTGGGCTCGTCATTCCTTTGATACTGACAACAAGCGTTGTCAGCACAACAACAATTGCCGCAAATAAATGTAACCATTTCATACTATTGCTGTCCCCCATATTCTATTCTGTAAAGAAGAAAAAACTTGAGGCAACATAAAATATATAAGACAAATAAGATAAATGATTGTCATATGGCTTTCTGGTTATGCGGGCGCCGGTAAAGATACAATGGCATCTATTCTCTGGAAGAAATATGATCTTCAACGCGTTGCTTTCGCGGATAGTTTGAAGGATTTTGTTGCTGTAAAATATGGTTTAGAACGCAGACTCTTTGATACTCCCGAAGGCAAGAATTCGCTAGATGCTACGACCGGAAAAACTATTCGTGAATTACTTATTGCGGATTCAGCAGAAGCAAAAAAAGAGAATATCAATATTTTCGCTTCTTATGTGCTAGACAAAATTAAGAATTCTAAGCAGCAAGGATTTGTAATCAGTGACTGGCGATACCCCCATGAATATGAGTATATTAAAAGTAATTTGCCAGAAGCCGAGCATATCTGTATTCGTATTACTCGTCCAGGTTTACAATCACTAGCAGATCCATCTGAACATGCTTTGGATACTTGGATGTTTCATAAGGAAATTATTAATAATTCGCTGAAACTTCTTGAAAAAGATATAGTAAATTTCTTGGCAACTTACAAATGAGTCTAACTAAAAACTTCTGTCATTGTGTCCGGAAAGTCCGGCAAACTATTAAATTACGTGGAGGGCAACCAAGAACAAGACAGGCCAAAGAATCTGCTGCGATTGCTATTTGTACAAAGTCTGTCTTACAAACTCGTGGCTTAACCATGCGCAAAGTGCGTTGTGGTCCGTCTGGTCCAAAGAAGCAGCGGCTTTTCACACAGAAAAAACACTGAATTTAATAGGGTATGCTTGAACTTCAAAAAAACTGTAGGATTTATACATATAGTATTATCCTTTATTTTTTCTATTTATTTTCTTTGGGCTCCAGCACGATTTGACCTATATTATTTAGTGTATTTTCTTTTACTTAGTATTTTATGGAGCATTATGAAAAATGAGTGTGCTATTTCATATTTGTTCAAATATATAGGAGATCCTAATTATCAAATGGGTAATACCGCTGATGTTGAAGATTATAATGTAGTTCTTGGATCAACAGCAGGAAGCTTATTCTTAAATTATGTGCTTTTTATGTATATATTTAATTTAGTGTTTATTGCGTCCCGTTTTAAAGGTTGGCGTAATCAACTGGCTGTCCTACTAGCAATAGTATCTTATGGAATCTATATTTCAATGCTTCGTCTTTCAAAAAAAAAAGAACAAAAAGATATTCTTCAAACAAGTAATTTATTAATTAATTTAATTCTGCTAGTATATTTCTTATACAAGTGATTCACCACTATCCTCGCGTTGCCTATACTGGCGGCGGTTATAAAATAGACTAGTTATAATTGTTCCTAGACAACAAAGAATGACAAATACAACTACACCAACAGCAAGACCTATATCAACTGCTTGTTCACCATAAACCATTCCAAACCTATTTAATTTTCGGTTTTGTCGTTTAAGCCTAAGGATTTCCTATACTTTAGTAAGTAGAGTAGAATGGCAGCAAGCCGTCGTATATTAAAAGAAATTGATGATATAACTAAAGATCCGCCCGCAAATTGTACAGCGGGGCCAATAGATGAAAATATTTATCTTTGGGAAGGAATGATTTTTGGACCCGATGATTCGCCCTTTGTGGGTGGTGTTTTTAAACTTCGTATACAGTTTCCAGCAGATTATCCTTTTAAACCGCCTTCTGTAAATTTCACAACAAAGATTTTTCATCCAAATATTAATTCTGCTGGAATTATTTGCTTGGATATATTGAAAACTCAATGGTCGCCCGCTTTAACAATTAGTAAAGTTTTGCTTAGTATTCTTTCGCTTCTAACAGATCCAAATCCGAATGATCCATTAGTGCCTGATATAGCTGAACTTTATAAATCGGATAAAGGATTATATGAGGAAAAAGCACGTCAATGGACACAGCGTTTTGCCACTAATTAAAGATGTCTTTAGCATGATATAATAGATTATTAATTATGATAGGTTTATTTAATAATTTTCAGGGATTTATTGTAAATAACATTAAATGCGTGAATGATGGTGATATAACACAATTCTATGTGTGTAAGGAATTACTTGAGAAGAAAACTCCTCCTCAAAATGGAGTAACAAACAGTGTCTATGTTGATATTGGCGCATATGTAGGCGCATGGACATCCATGATATCTGCTCTAACAAATTCAACTGCGGAGATTTATGCTTATGAACCAGGAAAACAGCATTATAAACTACTAGAGGAGAACTGCTTGAAGCTACAGAATGTGCATCTAAATAATTATGGAATAGGTGAAACCGAAGCAGAGGTCCGACTTATTTATACTGGTGGCGGTGGTCATTTCCAAAGTCCTCTTGATGATTTAAATACATGTACAAATACTGAAATGATTCAAACAAAGCGATTCGCAATTCAGTCACCCATTCATATCATGAAAATTGATGTGGATGGTTATGAACATAAATTGCTACCCGCGCTTTATCCTTTTTTATATTTAATCCACAGCTTAATTTGCGAAATGGATGTCTATGACTATTCATCAAATCGCGAAGAATGTATTGCGATTGCTACACCTATTCTTGAAAAATTAATTTCACATTTTCCTTATACGTATGGTCTTTCACGCCGCGGTGCGCCATACTGTGTAGAAATAAAACAGGAAAATATTAAGGATTGGATTGAAGACCATTATGATAATCATTTGTCAACAGATTTGCTTTTTACGCATCATAAAATTGGGTCAATTACATGTGTTAAATATGTTAAAAATATGTGGTATGCTTAAAACATGGCAAAATAAATATTATTAATGGAAGAAGTTAGCAAAAATACACTCATACCGGAATCTCTTATAATGAGACGATGTGAATGTTTTTACTGCGGGGTTGAAGATACTGATGTTGTTCTTGTTGATTGGCGATTTGGCATAAAGGTTTGTGAAGTTCATAGGGCTAACGCAGAACGAGATTGTAAGGCATACCTACACAGACAGAATTTTGTACGTATTGAAGATGCTTTTAAAATTCCTTTACTAAAGAGGTTTCTTGATATTCTAGCGGCTCATCCGCTGCTAAGAGTTGAACGCACAAATGGAATAATTGAGGATGATTGGTCTTTGAGGATTGGTAGTTCCATGGAACCCGCATTCTTTTCTAAGGCAGAAAGATGGGGTGTACCTATGTATTGTAAACGGATAAACATGAATAAAACTGTTCCTATTATTAATTTCCTGCGGCCCGAAATTAAAGAGAAAATGAATCTACCGGATAACTGGCATGCCATCATTGAGGATGCGATAGATACTTTAGTAAACGGTATTTACACGGCAGAAGCAGAAGCATATGATTATGCTAGAAACCATGATGACTCTGAAAAAATTGTGGAAACAGAAGGTGTTGCCACAGTTATTTATGAAGGTCGCGAAGAACGGGTTTTTGTGGGACATTTGGGTTACCGCCCTCGTGAAGATGGCGTTGAGAAATCTGAAGAAGTTGGTGAACCATGAATCTAAAGGGAGCATGGCCTTTTGCTCCTACAGGGAACATGGCCCTTTGCTCTTATAAAGAGCATGGCAGCGGCCAAAGAAACGCCTCCGCCGGCAAATCTTTCTTATTAATCCTAAACTTTGTATCAAAGATAGGCTTGGTAATTTGTTCGCAGGGAATAGCATTTGTGCAGTTGTGACCAATAATTTTGTATAAATCAAAACCAGGAAAACGCTCAGTTCCATTCGCATTCTTTAAGACATTATAACCATCCTTCTGCTGGAGCCACATCCAAAGCATGTTAAATAGCGGTGACTTAGTTTCCATGACTTTTAAGCCAGGTTCTTCTGTTAGAACACGAGCAGGTTTTGCTTCATCGGGATTATCCTCAAAGAGTGAATCCATTAATGAACATGCTAGACGCACAAGATCAAACGAAGGATTAGGATCTACACGATTATGTTTCTGATTAAAATAAGGGGGGCAATTGTACTGACCCGCTGCGTCACCTTCCTCCTCAAATGCGTCACTAATGAAGAATCCACCACGTTTTCCAAGATGAAAGGCGGCACGATTAAAATCAATAATTTTGAAAATACGACCAAATGTGGGAACAGCATAAATACGAGGGCCACCTAGCGCATCCTTTAACTCATAGTATAAAGTCGGCTCTGAAGTCCATGACCACATAATATTATTCGTATGTAAATCATTATGAACAAAATGATACTCCTTTTGCGCGACTGCTAGAGCCGCAATAACTTGGAATAACCATGCCGTCCATCGTTGCTCCTTTGTGTCTTCCAAATCCTCATCCTCTTCATCTAAGAGAACATCCATTGTTCCATCACAGCATTCTAGCACAGTTGCCATGACGGGAAAGTTCTTGAAGATTGCGATAATAGGGGGGCCACATGATGATTCGCTAAATGTGTGACTTTCCTCATCATCCGCCGCATTCCCGTCATCCTCTTCTGTATCAGGGGGCAGAGACGTAGGAACCTGTCTGAGATTGAGCCGAGGAACACTAACTGGTATCGGAGCCTCATCGCTTTCCAGTAGCTCAATCTCATCGCCAATTTCTTCTTCAGACTTTGTTGTAACTTCTGTATCAACACTATTGCGCTGTCCTCTATCGGTCGTATCCGCATCCAAATCTTCGCATGAAGCAACATCGTTAAAATCAACAGATGTGTCACTTACAATTGATCTCCGAGGACGCCGCTCGTAATCCTGGGGCCTAAAGGAAGATGCTTCACCCATTTCATCAATGATGCGGAGTTCAAAGAGACCAGCTGCTAGATTCTCGGCGAACCATGACTCATGCTTGATATCCTCGTAGTCCTCTGACAAATTAAATGTATAGCGGTCAAGACGCCCACAGAAGTTTCCATAGCAGCGGACCCAGTGGGGTGATAATTTCTGTTCAACTAGATGACTAGCACAGACTGCGAAAAGCGAATCTAGATAGGCTTCATTGTTAGGGTCATTTATCTTTGCTAGAGTATGTTGCCAGGCTGCCAAATAAGAAGGAAGAGCACCATCATTCGGTAAGACATATTCGCCACTCATATACGAGATAGGATTTAGGATATGAGCACGCTTCATGAAAAGATTTACAGGTCTTAGGGCTAGAGTATCAATAGGACCCACCATTCCCTGAAAACGATAAGGATCTGTGAAACCCGAAATGTCTTGAATCCACTCAGCAGTATTGAGCAGAAATCCCTCCGATTTACCCGGCACAAGATTTGTAAAGATTTTTTCTAAGGATGAAAAATACGTTTGGGGTTTCGTGAAATGGGGTTGGAGATATTCTACGACTTTTTGCGGAATAGGTTTAGATGTATATAAAATTTCAAGCCCCGGACTTGATTTAGGTTCATCGCAGAATGATTTTGTTAATTTATTGGCCTTGTGAATTGCCTTTTGTTTGTTATGCTTACCCATTACTTTTTTCAGAGGAAAGGGCTTTGCTACAAAACCGCAGCCCCTGCGTCAAAAAAATTGATACATTTTACCTGCGGTCCGCTTCCTACAGAAATAATATTCATCACCAAAAGAATGAGTACACCACAAGCACCACCAACAGGTAATAATAAATTGCTGAATCTTCGTTTGAAGAAGTTTGACATGTCGCGTATCAAGGCTCGGCACGTGGTTGTGATGATTGGAAAACGTGAAACCGGTAAATCGTATCTTGTAAAAGATTTGCTCTGGCACAACCAGGATGTTCCAGTGGGGACGGTAATCTCAGGTACAGAAGGCGCTAATCAGTTTTATAGTAAAGTTATTCCTTCACTGTTCATCCACGAAGAGTATTCCCCGTTAATCATCGCTAATATGCTAAAGAGACAGAAGCTTCTAGCAAATAAGATCTCCAAGGATATTGAGGCGCGTGGTACAACAAGTGTGGACCCGCGGACATTTTTAATTTTGGACGACTGCTTGTTTGATGCTTCATGGACTCGTGATAAGAATATTCGTTATTTGTTCATGAACGGTCGTCACGTTCACGCCCTGTTTATTATCACAATGCAGTATGCGCTCGGTGTTCCGCCTGCCTTGCGTACCAACGTGGATTTTGTATTCATTCTGCGTGAGACCATTGTTTCCAACAGAAAGCGTCTTTATGAGCAATATGCTGGAATGTTCCCGGATTTTGAGTCTTTCTGCCAGGTAATGGACCAATGTACTGAGAATTATGAATGTTTGGTGATTGATAACAACGCAAAGAGCAATAAACTGGTGGACCAGGTTTACTGGTACAAGGCACCGCCACATTCGGATTTTAAGATTGGGTCACCGGAGATTTGGGCACATTCTGCGGCCAATTCTAAGAACGATGAGGATCAAGCAGAGGACTTTGATGGACGTTTCGGTGTAGGCGGCAAGAAGGCTAAGTCGGCATTGATTCAGGTGCGGAAGTTTTAGTTGGCGTAGCATCATTGAATTGGCTGCGTGTATGTAAATAGGCTGATGTGTATCCTTCGGAAAAACTAATTGACACGATATTGTAGATTTTACTTGCTATCAAGACAGTTCCTGTAGCAAATAAGATTGGGCCCTTATCATTGGCATATTCCGTGCCAATAACGTAGCCGCTTAGAATTGTATTTACAGCAAAAATAAAAATAGTTGCGATAACTGCTC